GAACTTGACTTTAGAGATGTCCGTCTTTCTACTTATATTAAAGCAGAAAAGATTCCTTTTCACAAGAAGCCTGATCCAGCCCCACGTGTGATACAACCCCGTACGTCACGGTTTCATGTGGCATATGGGTGTTTTATTAAACCTATAGAGAAAATCGTATACAAAGCTATTGATGCTGTGTTTGGGAGCCGCACCGTTATGAAAGGCCTTAATGCTCTACAAGTCGGTACAATCATACATAACAAGTGGCGTCGTTTCCGTAGACCTGTTGCAGTGCCAATGGATGCATCTCGTTTTGACCAACACGTGCATAAATCTTCCATGTTATGGGTTAAAGGTGTATTATCAAATTTTATACCTAAAACTCACCGTCGGTCGTTCGGTAGATTATTCGACTGGAAGTTGTTTACAAAAGCACGTGCTGTTTGCCAAAATGGGGTTGTCCAGTACACTGTAGATTACGGATTGTGTTCTGGTGACATGGATACATCACTTATTGGTGTGTTAGATATGTGTGCTCTTTTATACACATATAAACACCAAAAGTCAATTGACTGTGAAGTTGTTGACATGGGTGATGACTCCGTTGTCATAATGGAGCAAGATGACCTAGATTGGTTTATGTATGGTTTAGAAGACTGGTTTCGGCTGTGTGGGTTTAATATTGTCGCTGAAGAACCTGTATATGAACTGGAACATATCAGTTTCTGTCAGTGTCGACCCATTTATAATGGTGAGCAGTATATGATGGTTCGTGAATTTCCAAATGCATGGTCTAAGGATGTATGTACATTGCTACCATTGAAAGATCCGAAAACATTTGATCGATGGTTGACAGCCGTCGGTCTTTGTGGGTCGTCATGGCTTGGAGGGATCCCCATTTACTCTGAGTTCTATTCTAAATTGATTAAATGTGACAACCCACTTGACCATCCTATGTTTGAGGATAATTCTGATCGGTATTGGGCTAGAGGCATAAAACGCTCTGGTTTCCCTGTGCATCCATCTACACGCGCGTCTTTTTATTTGGCATTTGGTATTACACCAGATGAGCAAATTGCATTAGAACGTGCTATGGTGACACCAACCTGGACCAATCCTGTGCTCCTAGAAGGAAATTTGGGATTCGATTTCTATGGGTAACGCTAAAACTGAAGCAAAGAAACGTAATCGAGCTAATCGCATTGCGGCTGGCCAACCTCCTCGTGCGCGAAAAGGGAGGTTGAATCCTATTGTGCAAAACTCTCAACCATGGCCGAAACAACGTGTGCCAATTGGTCTGAGCGTTAATAGTACTAGTAATAGAAAGCGTCGTG